GCCTGCTTCACACGCAGGAGGTCACTGGTTCGAGTCCAGCAGTCTCCACCAAAAAATCCCTGTAACAACAACTGTTACAGGGATTTTCTTATTTCCTATAAAACACGCTTGCTAGTAACGTGTTAGCAACGTCAGCCCTTCTCCACCACGTGCATGCACTGCCGCAACGCCTCTTTCACGTTGGGATCGTCGGTGTCCTGCATCATGCGCTCGATCACATCTTTGGCATGCCCATCGCGTGAATACCCGTCATCGCGGCTATACCGGCCCATAGAGTCTCTCTTGCGCCGGTACGAGCTGCCGCGCCCATACGTACCCCGGATGCTTGCATCCCAGTCGCCGCCGCGAGAATACCCATCCTCGCGGGAATACCCATCGTCACGGCTGTACCCGCCGCTCTCAAACATGGCGATCTTATCAATGTTCTTGATAGAGGCCGTCAGCTTGTGGATCACGTCCAGCTCTCCGGTGCCCATCTCCTGCTTGCCGGCATACTCGGAAAGCTCGTCACACAGCATCTCGCGGATGCCGAAAAGTTCCTTCATGTTCATGTCGTCCCTCCTCTCACGCAATTCTCTCAACGGTCAAATTGCTGTTGGCAAAGCTGACCGCCTGCGTACTGGTGTTCTTCATGGCGACCGTCAGGCAGCAGCCCTTCGGTACGCACACCTGCGCGGAAACGTAGATATTGAAATAATTTTCCACGGCAGCAGGCGTCACCGTCGCTGTGGCGCTGGTCAGCGCCTCGCCGTTGACGGCCAGCGCGGCGGTGATGGCTCCCACGGCGCCGCCGGTGGGAATGGCGATGTTGCCGCCGTAAGTGACTTTGTACAGCGCTCTGCACTGGTTCGTCAGTCCACGCAGCGTCACCACCCCGGCACCCTCACGATGTACGATGCACGGCTTGCTGTTGACCGCGGTTTCCGTCAGAGGCACATTCTGCCCTGCGGCCACAGTCACGATATTGGCGTTGGTAAACTCGGCCAAAATAATCACTCCTTTCAAAATACAGCGGCGGAGCTATTGCCCCGCCGCGTTGGTGTCAGTATCAGCACGGGGCTGAACAGTTCGGAAATTCCGAACAGCTGGTGCTATGCAGTTGTCAGCAGCCGCAGCAGCCGGTATAACTGCCGCTTGCCCACGGGTTGCAGGACGGGTAACTGGGAATGGGCGTGGGCCGCAGCTGGGAGATCAGGTAGTTGTTCTGCGCAGCCTGAGATGCGGCAAGGCGCAGCTCCTGATTGGCGCTTTGAAGATCCTGCAGCTTGCTCTGCGTCAGGAAGTCCAAAATCGCACGGGAATTGGCGTTCGCGTTCTCCACGATGTCCCGGGCCGCCGTCTGCACGGTGTTGCGGGTGTCGCAGGCCTGCGTCGCCATGTCGTACCGCACCTGAGCGATAGCTGCCCTGTTCTCGCAGCAGCACTCCTGGTTCTGCATCTGCATAGAGGTGAGCTGCTGCATCAGCGCCGCCTGCTGGTTTGCGCGGGACAGCTCTGCCGTAGCAAAGCCGCCATTGATAGAGTTGTTCAGGGCAAACGTGGAGTCGCAGATGCCGTTATTCACCGCGTCCAGCTTGCGCTCAACGGTGGCGAAGTCAGAGGTCAGCACATAACCGTCCATCACACTGCCGTTGTTGTTGCCGTAGCCGTTACGACCCCAGCCGAACAGCAGGATGATAAACAGGATGACCCACCATCCGTTTTCGCCACCAAAGCCGCTGCCCATCATGCCGGTAGGGGCCACAGGCATGGTCATGGTGGGACTGCCGTCAGTAATTGCCATTGTTGTCACTCCTTTCGGATAAAGATGTATTTCATCAAATCGTGGCCACGATATTGATCACAAAAGGTTTTGGAACTGCCGCGCCATCGCCTGCGCCCGGTTCAGCTGCTCCTGCGTCAGCGCGCCGCTCTGCAGCATCTTCTCTACTTCTGCTTTCGGGTCGCCCTGAAAACTTGTTTTGAACTGCTGGAACTTCTGCACCAGCTGTCCAAAATTCCCCAGCGGGTTTACGTTCCCGCCCATCGCCTGATAAAACGGATTACTCATCGTCCTCTTCCTCCTCTACCTTGCGCTTCTTCTTGGCCTTCATTTCGGCCACAATGGCCGCCAGTTTGTCCAGCTCCGCCCGGGTCACATATTCCGCCCCGGGGTCCTTTTTTGCTTCAGGCGCGTTTGCAAGCCGCTCCACAAGGTCGTATACCTTCAGCGTCGGCTTGCCGCTGGCGTCCGCCTGCTTCAGGTACACCGTGGGCGCCGTGCTGTCCCAAAGGGCCACCGCCGCGTTGGGCGCCACCATCCAGCTCCTGGCTTCCTGTTCGCCCGATACCCACTGCACGCCGCTCTGCGGTATAGGGTTCTGCATCTGCGGCATCTGCTGGGGCATCATCTGCTGCTGCCTGAGCTGGCCGAGGTTGTCCGGCATAGGCGGCATATAGGGGTTTCCGTAATAGGGATAGTTCATTCCTCATCCGTCCTTTCCCAAAAATACAAAGGTGTTTCGGCCCCGGAGTCCCACGTGTCATGCCAGTCTCCGTCTATCACGCACACCACGTGGGACGCCAGCGCCAGAAGATATGTACCACGCGGGTGCTCTCTTGCGAAGTCACCCACGGAATAGCTGTCCGGGTAATCCTCCGGGATAATATGCCGCCTAAATCCCAGTTTTTTCAGATACGCGCCCCATACATTGTTGGCACTGGGCATATCCGCCAAAGCCAGCCCCTGCATACACAGCTGCACATACGTCTCATGCCATCCCTGCCCAGTGGCCTTGCAGATGGCCCTAACCGGGCAATCCCCCACGTTTTTGCCCGCCGGGTTTGGGTTATAGCGCACGAACATCACGACCACCTCTCTTTACTGTAAGCATACAGGGATATGCCCATTTCAAAGTGGCGATAAAGTGGCTGATAAGTGCGCGTTAAAAATCAGTGCGTCTCTATTGCGTTTTTATTTATTTCGCCGTATAATCAGGCTATCCCCCCCAACACACGCCGCCGTCCCCCTTTCGGCGGCAAATAAAAAGCCACACCTTTTCAGGTGTGGCTTTTTTCTGCGTTCAGCCCGTCTGCAATTTTTCGGTATGCCCTTCGCCGGCATCGTTTTACCACGTCAACAGACACGTTCATGCAAAATGCCTGCTCCACGCAGCTGCGACGCCGCACATCGCACTCCGCGATGCACTGGGCTTCCTCTTGTGGTAACTCAAAAGATTGGATCCATGCGATAGCCCTCTTGGGTGCCATGCCCTTCAGCATGGCGCGGATTTCCCTGTGCTGCTGGTTCATCCTGCTTACGCAGGCCTGCGGACCGCCTTGCGGCGGGATGGTGCCATAGGATGGTTGCGCCTATCGCCCGTTGCTCCTTTCTTTGTTTTACGGTGCCATCCACCGGTTTCTCAGTTCTTTCACAGAGTTTACGCCCTGCTCCTGCTTCATAATGGTCTCCACGCCCTGCCGCACGTCCGTCTCCTCATAGCCGTGCGCCAGCATCTCACGGTAGATCAGACGCGCCGTTTCGGTGTCCCTTTCTTTCTGCGCCCGGTACAGCAACTCGCACCACGTTTTCCGGTTCCCGGCGCTCTTGTCCATGCGGTAGATGGCCTTTTCCATCTCAAACATCAGCCGCACATTCCCGGTCTCGCTGGCAATACTTCTGGCAATGGCCCAGGTATCCCGTCCCAGGTTCGCCACGCTGACGCCAAAGATCTTGCTGACCACGGTCAGGAACTGCTTGACGTTGTACGCCGCCGTTTTTTTGCCCTGTCCGTTGGCGCTGGAAATCATGGACTTGGTGGCCCTTACGATGTCGTCCACCGCGCCGGCATCCATGCGGTCTACGGTGTAGCCCTGCAAAATGGAAATAATGTCTTTGGCGTAGGGAATACGGCCTACCAGCGTGATGTTGCCCTTCACATTGCCCTGTAGCGTGATGTTCTTGACAGCCTCGCCAAAGTCCTTTTCCTCCCCTGTAATGCCGGTAAATGCTTCCAGAACGCGCTCCCAGTATTTCTTGTCCTTGTCGTCGTCCCGCAGGCCGTCCACGATGGACTGTGCCAGCGCGTTCACCACGTCCGTCACCAGCAAGGCACCCACGGCCCGCTTCAGCTGCTTCAGCGCCTTGCTGCGTTTCTGCGGGTTCGTTTCATACACCCATGCGTCGTAGGAACGCATCAGGATATTCAGGCTTTTCAGCGGCTCACCCATAAAGGACGTGGCCTGCCGCGTCAGCGCGTCGCTGTCCCGCATGATCTGTGTCCGCTGCATGATGCCGTCCACCACCTGCGTCTGGTCGATCACGTCCGTAAATACCTCCGCCACCTGCTGATAGTAGGCGTCGCTGCCAACCTCCAGGTTCGTGTCCGCCGCCACCTGCCACTCGCAGGCGTTCCAGATCTTGCCCCACGTCATCGCATCGGCTTTCCCGGCCAGTGACATACTCTTGTCGCTCAGCCACTCCATAAAGCTGCCGTCCGTGCCGTATACCTCCCGCGCAATGGTGTACCGGCTGCCCTGGTCAAAGCCGGACGTGTCCTTGATGCCCGCAATGGGTGCCCACTTCCGGGCCTTGTCCCAGCCGTTGCCTTTGGTCACGCCGTTGCCCAGGCCCTTCGCCATGTTCTCCGGGTCCAGCACCACCGCCGCCCGGAAGTACGCCGTGGGCTGCTGGATGACCACGCGCAGGTTCGCACCCACAGCAGCGCCCTTTGTGTTGCCCACAATGCGCTCCACGGCCCTTGTGGTGGCGCTGGCGTTCTTCACCATGCCGTTCTGCACGTCCCGCATCAGGTTCCGCCAGTAGCTCTGCGCCGCGTCGCCGTACACGCCGGACAGCACCTGCCGCACGTTCTTCCCGGTCAGATTGCCCATGCTGTCCCGGTATCGGTAGTTGTACAGCCGGTTGATGTCCTCCATCGGGGCCAGCAGCGTGGCGTACTTGATCATGTCGCTGGCGTTCTGCGCAAACACGTCGTACACGCCGCCAATGTCCAGCGCGTTGCTGGCGTTTGGCGTCAGGGCCTTTGCGCTGCCCATGTTCTTGATCTCTCTGGCGATGTCCGGTCCCTTCTCCACGCTGGATGCCGTGGCCTCTTTCGCCGTCTTGATGGGCCAGTAGTGCGCCTCCATGAACTTGCGGTAGCCGTACACCGCCATGCTTGCCTCGTTGCCCCACTCCGCTAACTTCGTGCTGGCCAGCTTCTGCAATCCGTCTGCCACCTTGATCTGCTCCGGTGTCAGCACAGAGGTGATGGCCCTGACGTCCTCCAGCGTCAGCAGGATGTTCTCCGTCCCGCGGGGGATGGCTTTCAGCTTGCCGTCCCGCTTGATCTCCGGCTGCACGATGCCGCCCACCATCAGGTGGTTCATGGCCTGCTCACCGCGCTTTGCCAGGTTGTACAGGTTCATGATCTGCTCGTTGGTCAGCGTCAGCTCCACGCCCCGGCTTGTGGTGAACGTGTGCCGTTCAAAGCGGTTTTTGTACACGTCCGCATCCAGGAACTTTTTAGCCGCGTCCCGCAGCTCCGTCAGCATCACATGCTCCCGGTCCTGCGCGTTCCGCAGCGTCCGGTATACCTGCATGCCGCCGTCGCCGTAGGCGGAGAAGAACGTATACGGGTCCGCCATATCCAGCGAGATCTTCCGGTTCCGCCGCTTCCGGCTCATGCTGCCCATCATAAGGCTGTCCGCCCACTCGCTGGTCCGTGCGTACTTCTGGTTCGCCAGCGTCCGGTCGTAGCTGGTCAGCGTGGCCTCGATGGCCCGCACCGCATTCCATACGGTCTCCAGCTCCGTCACGTTCATGTCGGCGATACGCTTTCCGCCAAGCGCCGCCAGACTGTCCAGCAGACCGCCGCTGTCCAGCAAATCGGGGTCCACCACCATGTTCGCCTCACGGGCAATGATGTCCTCGTATGCCTTTTTCAGCTTCACGGCCTCCTGCGTCCGTCGGGTCGGGTCGCCGCCGGCGTTTTTCCGCAGCCGTCCGTTCTCGTCGTAGCTGTATGCGCTCTCCAGGTTGATGTTCCGCAGCAGATCGGCCACCACCACGCGCAGCTCATCCGGGATGTGCTTCTTGTCCGTGGGACGCAGCAGCTTTTCGGACAAAGGGCCCGTGTGTCTGGCGATCTTTGCACGCATCTCTGCGGCGTACCGCTTCTCCCGGCCCTTCTGGGTCTTCTCGCTGTACTCCCGGCGCATCCGCTTTACCATGTCCCGGCGCTTTTCCCGCTCCTTTGTCAGCATTTCACGCACCCGTCCCACGGCCTCCTGCTTCTCCAGCTCCCGCCGGTCGGCAAAGGTCTTCTTCTGCCGCACCTGGTCAGAGATCATGCCGTCAATGATGTCGTTGGCGATCTCCTGAATGGCTGCGTCACGGTAGCTGTCAAAGGGGTTTTCATAAATGCTGTCCATGCTGTCCAGCACATCCGCGATCTGCTGCAGCTTGTCCGCCTCGGTATACACGTCGCTGGGGAAATAGCCCTCGCCGAACATCTCCGTCATTTCCTCGTACATGATGTCCACCGGCAAGCCCTCCGACTTGTTCAGCTTCAGCGTTCCCATGTACCGCTTGCGGAACTCGTTGTAGTGGTCCATCTCCCCGTTGAAAAGGATCTTCTGCCGCTTCAGGTAATCTTTGATCTCCAGCAGCTCCGCGCCGTGCTCCGTCAGCTCCGTCGTGTTGTCCACGATGGCCGTCGCCGCGTTTCTGGCGTAGGGCATCAGGTCGGCCATGCTCACGTCTTTCTTCATCACAGCCTTGCCCAGCGCCTCCATGTCGGCCTGAATGTCTCCGTATTTCACGTCGCTGCCGTACTTGCGGATGGTCTCGCGCCCCAGCTTTTTCACGTCCCGCTGCACCACAGAGGGCTCCTTACTGATGCGCATTTCGCCCTTCAGCTCCTGCACCCGCTGCTCCAATGCGCGGTTGCGGCTGGCCAGTACCGTGCGCTCCCGTTTCAGGTCCCGCACCTCCTGTTCAATGTCCGCTGTGCTCCGCAGCTGAAATCTGGCCCCCTCTACGCTGTTCACGGCATCCAGCCGTGCTTTTTCGTCTCCGCTTGCGTACTCGATCATCCGCACACCGGCGTTTTCCAGCGCCGCCTTTACCTCTGCGCTGGCGTCGTTAGGAATGACTGCCGCCAACACCTCATCAAAACCTACGGCTCTTTGCGGCTTCGCCTCGAAATACCCGGTCGGCATATTGGAAATGTCTTCATACAGCTGCAGCACTTTTTCCGCCGTATCCGGTTTGATTTGCAGCGTGGGGTATGTCCGCAGCTCTTTATCAATTCCCGCCACCGTCCGTTTTGTACGCAGCGTCTCTACAATAGCCGACGCCGCATCGTCCGATGCGATAAACTCATTCCTTGCTGCAGGATCCTTGATCTCGTTGGTCAGCTCCGCAAGGCGTTCAGAATACTTCTGCCGGATAGCGCTGTATTCTTCCTCGGTCATTTTCTGCAGCCGCCCGGAGTCGGCCTTGATCTCGTCAATAGAGCCGTAATCCTTTGACGCAACACCCAAAATTGCCTGGCCACCAAAGAATGTGTTGGCACCCTTCTGATCGCCTTGCTTCATCGCCTTAACAATGTTTTTCAGCGTGATCTCATAGTGCGTTGCCGAAAAACTCCTGCGATTGCCGGAGGATGTATAGTAGTCTTTCCCGTTGTAAATGCCCTCGTTTTTTACAACACCGTCAAACAGATCATCCAGCCATTGCTCGTACTCCTTCTGATTTACCTTGTCGCGGATAGCTTTGTTGGTGGCGTCCCTGTCCACTTCTTCCGTCACAGTTTCCGTGTTACCGGCCAGATATTTCCGCGTATCCAACATATACCGCATTTTTGCCGCAACGGTTTCTGCGTTTACCACATCGGCCGCATCCTTTGAAGGTAGCCCCAGCTTTTCGTAGTATTTTTGCAGTGCGGCGTTCAGCGCTTCGCCGTGTTCCTTGTGCCACAGTTTTCTTGCCGCAATAGGCGACTCGCCGCCCTTTGCGCGAAAATCGTTTACAGTGCTCTCCCCCAATTCGCGGATCAGGAACGATGCCATTTCCTGCTGGTTGTCATCCATGCGTGTGACTTCGCGCTTCATTATGTTTTCTACCGCACCCCGCCCGGTATCTTCCAGATAAATGTTCATCACGCGCGGGTCATCGCGCATTGAGCTGATGATTTTATCTACGCCGCCCTTCCGGTTCAGCTCGTCCTCCAGCGTGTTTGCCGCAGAATATAAGGGGTCTGCAAAGCTCCTGCCTTTCGACCGCTCCATACGGTAAAACAGGTCGTGGATTTTCTTGGCGGATTTCTCATTTACCTCATATTCAATTCGCGGGGCAGTTGGTGTCCATGCGTCGTAACCGTATACCTTGTTGCTGCGGAACAGCTGCGGGTCGATGGTATCCTTGCTGAACACAAACGAAATGTCGCCGTACTCGCCGTGGCCTTCGTCTGCCTTTACGATGGCAATACTCGGCATAGGAAGCCCGCCAAGCTTTGCGGCATCCAGCAGGTTCTTCTCTGTCAGGTTATGCAGCGCCAGCAGGTTTTTTGTTTCCTCCACAGGCGCTTTCAGCGAAAATTGCGGCTTGACATTCTCGCCATCGGCGGGTATACTGTTCTTAGACGTAGAAGCCGTGGGCTGTGTGAGCGCGTCCGTACTGGATGTGGCCGCAGTCGGTCCGGTTTCTGCGTTTGTTTTTTCCGCAAATGTAAACGCAGAACCATCCGGCATAACAATGCGGTGCATATCGTAATGGTTTTTGCTGGTCTCTCTTACTACGACCGCCATATTCCCCCGCACCCCGTTTATAACAACAGGCGCTGCGAAAGTAACTGTGCTATATCCACGCCCCTTATGGTCAGCCTCGCGGTAAATTTCTTTTCCGCGCTTGAGCACATAAGGTAGGGCCGCAAACGCCGCGATTTCTCCGTCGCTCTGCAGATAATTAAGCGCGCTGTTTACATCTTTGCGGCTTACTTCAATTTCTCCATATCTACGCGGTTTCCGTATTTCAGCGCTTCCTTTTCCGCCCACGCCCGTTTCTGCTTAATATTCATTTCACTGAAAATTTCAGAAACGTTCTTTTGCACTACCGGCTCCGTATCATTCAGCGTTTTACTGGCGTTGGCGATCTGCTGTTTGATGCTGACAACTGTTTTATCGGAAGTGTTTTTCAGGCTGTATTTTACACCGTCGCCCTCACCGGCGGCGGTTTTTGCTTTCTCCGCCTGCCGCTCCGCCGCGTCAAAGGCCGCCTGCCACTTCTGCGCAATGTCCTCCAGCTCTCCGAAGGTCTTGCCGTAGGCATCCATCGCCGCGTTGTCTCTTGCCTTGCCGGTGAACATAGCCTTGACTTTGGCAATAAATTCCTTTAGCCCGTCCAACAGCTTCTGCGCCGCCGTGCGGTTGCCCTTGGCAAACTGTGCGAACAGATCCGTGTCCTCGATCATCCGCCCAGCGAAGTCCGCGGCGATCTCGTCCATCACCTCGTCCTGCATCAGCGTTACGCCGGCTCTCTCTGCCGCCTCCATGTACCGCTGCACGACCTCCGTTTCCGTGTCCGCGCCGTTCTCCCGCATGCGGTACTCTATCGCAGCCTGCCGGAACGCCCGGTACTCGTTGGGGGACAGGTCCTGCATCCGGTGGGTGACCTCGTGCCCCGCCACCTCATAGATGGGGTTCGTGCTGTCCGCCGCGATCTGGATCAGGTTTTTCTCCCTGATGTACTGGCCGTTTGCCTGCCCATCCATAATGCTGTCCACGAACTCGATCCGCACGCCCAGCTTCTTGCCGATGGTGTTCAGCGTCGAGGCCGCGCCCTTGTCTTTGGCGATGATGTACCGGCTGTAGGCGTTGTCCGCCAGACCTGCCCCCGCCGTGGTGGTCACGGATGCTACATCCGCATTTTCTCGTGCCACCTGCGCCCTGGCGTCCTCCAGCCCCGCGTTGTACGCCGTGTACCGCTGCTCCGGCGTCAGCATCGCCGCGTACTTTCCCTTGGCCTTTTCCGCCTCAACGCCGTTCAGTCCCGCGTTGTACATGGCGGAAAAGCCTGCGTACACCTCCGCGTCGCTGCCACTTGTCTCACGCACCTGCTGATACGCTCTCTGCCCCGCCTCCATAAAGCCGCCCACGGCTTTCTGTGCGCGTTTCTGCGTCTGGGGGATAGCCGTGGTGCGCTGCGTCTGCTCCTGCGCTGTCTCGCGGCTTGCAAGGGCGATAATTTCACGTTTGAGCTGGCTGATGGGCTTTTCCGTGTCCAGCTTTACCCCGGTGCTGGCCTCCAGCGTCTCCACGGCCACCGGGTCCCGTGCAATGGCCGCCGCCTGGTTGCCGGTGATCGTCTCGCCCCGGGTCACCGCCTCCACGGCTTCCGCCGTCCTGCCGTCCATCTCCGGCGCGGTGTTCTGCCGCACGTCCCGGTCATACTGCGCTCTGGACGCGTTGTATGCCGCGCGGTTGGCAAGGGTGTTCACGCCCACCTGTCCGCCGCCCAGGATACCGCCAACCACAGCGCCGCCGGCAAATTCCTCCGCCGCTGCCGCCGGGTCGAAGATGGCGCCGTTGCCGATACCAACAAGGGGGTTGTCCCGTCCATAGACGGCGTTCTGCGTGGCGCGTTCGATCACACCCTGCACCACTTCCTCCTTGCCCTCGTCCAGCATGGCGTCCACCCATGTTTTCCATGCGTTGCCGCCGTTCTGCAATTCACGAGGCAGCGTCTGGATACCGCCGCCCACTTCCACGGCGGCGTTCATCAGTCCGTTGCCGATGGCGTACACGGATGCGCGGAAATCGTCCGCGCCGTCCGCCTTTGCCTGCTCATAGCCGGGGCCAAATACCTGTGCAAAGGAGATCTGGAAGTTCGGGTCTTTCGCCATTGCCCGCATACTGCGGGAAATGGTGTTGACCAACCCGGAGGACGCCGCCGCGTTTTCCGCCAGTGCGCCTGCCTGCGCCGCCGTGCTGGCGCCGCCTGTAAACAGCGCCGCAATGGCTTGCGGCACCGCCGCCACCGTCGCCGCACCCAGGTCTTCAAAAACCTGCGCCGCTTTCCCGCCGCGTGCCGTGTTTTCCGCGTACCGCTGCTGCACCCCCTGCGCCTCCGCGTCAATGGACCGGTTCCAGCGGTTGAAAAGCCAGTTGCTGGTGTCTGGGTCCCAGTAGCCGTTGGAGCCTTCCCGGGCAAAATCACCCAGCAGGTTCTCTATCCATGCGCCGGCAGAGCTGCCCACTTTGGCGATCTGTGTCAGGCCCATTTGTCCGGCCTTTGCCAAGCCCTGGCCCACGTTATATTTCCCCGCCGCACTTGTTGTGTTCCCCGCAGGCACGCTCGGCGTAACCAACATAGACGGGTCCGGCTTATAGGTGCTGGGCGCCACATCCGCCGCCGTTCTGCCGCCGGTGCGGATAATGTCGCCGCCCATGCCGGCAGCTTCCATTTTGCTGCGGAACTTATCCTGCCACCCGCCGCTGTCTGCATTGCGGTTTGTCCGGTTTGCTGCGGGGATGTCGTTTTCCATCCCCGCAGCTTTCATTTTCTTCTGAAATGTCTGCTTCCAGCCCATCGCGCCCTCCTTATTTCCCCGGGTTCTTCACGGCGTATACCAGATCGCTGTACTGCTTCTTTGTGATGTTCCCGTTTTCGTACATAGCCTCCAGCGCCATCATCTGCCCGCTGGTGGTCCTTGCGTTGCTGGTGGCCAGGTTCAGTGCCGTGCTGCTGCTGTATCTTGCGTTGCCGCTGCCGCCGGAGCCACCGTTGCTGCTGCGGCTTTTCAGCCGGTCAATGCTTGTCGTGCCGGAATATCCGCTGCCGCTGTATGCGCTCCGTGCCGCGCTCTGTGCCGCCGCCAGACGGTCATTGTAATCGGCTAAACTGTCCCGATAGCGCCCATACTCGTCGTTTGCCAGATTGCGGTACAAATTGGCGGTGTCCATAATGTCGCCGCGCTCCTGGGAATACATCTGCCGCGCCACGTCCTCCAGCTGCGCCATGTACTGGTTGTACTGCTGCTGCGCCGCCGTTGTGGCATAGCTGGAGGCCAAGCCTCCGGTACGGGCGGCCACCTGCCCCAATACGTCCTGCATGCTCATCCGTCCGTTGTTGCCATACCGATCCGCCAGCGACTGGTACTGGCTGCCCTTTGTCCAGTCCTCATAGTTCATGCTGGTCAGCTGCCGCGCCAAAGCATTCAGCTGATCCAGATACGAGCTGTTGAAGGTGGGAAGTGCGCCCACATCTACCGGCATTTCCACCCGCGTGTAGCCACCGCCGGAATTTCCGCCGCTGTTCCCGTAGTTCAGTGCGCCGCCCACAGCGCCGCCCAATGCGCCAGCCAGGGCGCCATTGACCGCGTTGTTTTTAATTGCCGCCTTTTTCATGGCGATGGAGCCCGCCATGTTGCGCCGGTTATTCGGGTCGCCGAATAGTCCGCTTACTGCGCCCATAACACTGCCGGTCGTTGCTTTTTTGTTTTTCCGTATAGCCATAGGCATCCTCCTTATGTCTTGTTCTCCAGCGCCGTCACTCTCTGCTCCAGCGCCGTGTAATTGTTCTCCAGTGTGGCCACCCGGTTTTTCAGCGCGGTCTGGTCATTGTTCAGTACCGTCACGCTCTGCATCAGCGCCGATATGCTGGCCCCCTGGCTGTTCACCGTGCTCTGCAGGGCGGACACCGTATTCTGCAGCGCCGTCAGCAGAATGTACATCTCCGCGTTGGACACGCCCGCCTTGCTGACGTTCTTTGTCACGTTGCCCATTGCCCAGTCAATGCGCTGGCACATGTACTTAATGTAGTTTTCGGTTATGTCCAGCGCCTCTGACGGGTTCTCCTTCGGCAGCTCGTTTATGCTCTCCGGGAATACGATCATTTCACATCACTCCCCACCATAAACGCTCTCGATATGCCC